CAACGGCAGGCAGCTTGGTCTAACTGGTGCATCAACGCGGCGCAATTCCTCAAGAAACCGCCGCCTGGACACTCAACGCAGGAGGCGAAAACGATAACCCCGGCATCGCGCAGTTGGAACGCATGGAAGTCCCATTTTCGGGACGCCAACGACAATATCCGTGCATCAATGATGGACAAGTGCGGCGACGAGGGCCGCCCGTTCACCGTGTCGTCCGAATGGCCGCCAGGCCACGAGATGAACGATGCGGCGTAACGATTGGCTAGAGGACGAGGAGGCGGAAATCGCTGCGGCTCGCGCCGTGCCATTCCAAGCCTCCGAGGAGGCTGGATTTGCGGCGTTCGGCGGTGCCGTCCGGCGGGCCGTTGAGGTTGCTGGCGCAGCGTTTGCTATCGCGCCGGATTGCGAATCGCCAATCGAGGCAACGCTTGGCGCTCGGCTTAAACTGTTGATCGGCCAATGGAATGGCGAACGTCAGCAAAAACTAGAACTGGTCCCGCAATATCCGCTTTTACGATTCAGGTATGACTTCGGGATTGTCGCGAACGGCAAACTGATAGCCGCCATTGAGTGCGACGGGAAAGAATTTCACAGCAGCGAAGAAGCCCAAGCAAACGACGCGGCCAAGAATGTTGCCGCGTGGCGTGCTGGCGCAGAGATATTCCGGTTCACGGGATCGTTGATATTCCGACACGACGCGGAATGTGCGTCCGATGTTCGCGGGTTCTTGGAACACAAATTCAAGGAGGCCGCATGACCGGCAAACCAACCGGCAAAAAACGCAAGACGATACGGCTCAGCGATAGAAATGCTGCCCGCATCGAGTTGATTGCATTGGCGCATGGCGCGACGGAGAACGCGGTTGTGAATGCGGCAATCTGGTTGCTGGCAATCCATGCTGGACTACCGGGTGACGAGAGTGACGCCGGGGTCGTGCTATAATGCTTTCAATGGAGGCTCGCATTGACGGTTATCGCATTCCGCCCGCGCGACCGGGCAATCCAAGAGGCCCGCGCCGCAGAGCTTCCACATCGCAAGGAATACGCAAACCCGTCTGACCAGCGGATTGGTTCGCCGCTCGGCAAGGCCGCGATCATGGGGCTTATCAACGCGGCTGAGTTCGACGCGGGCGTTCGTTGGGGCAGGTGCCACAGCGATTACATCGACACGATCACCTCCCCGGAGGATCGGACGCAAGCGAGATGCGAGCGCGCCGTTGATGAATACATGCGGGGCATCTACATCCTCGAAAAGCATCCCAAGCGGGTGTTTCACGCGGTTATGGCCTTGGCGGCATACGGCGAGGACTGGGGCGATCTGGAATACGTAGCGCGGGCTGCTCAGATTGGGTTTGACGCGCTCGCCAGAGAATTTTGAGTCGCGCGAGGCCGCCCGCCACCCTTTGCATAACGCGGGTGTATGACGGGTCCGGACGGGATAGCCCGCATGAGACGCGGGGGAAGGCCGAATATGAAATCTCGACGCCGCACGGAAGCACTGCGCGTTGAGACTTGCCGCGCCAACGTATGGCCTGTCGCCATCATGGTTGAGGCAATCGACCTTGAGCGCGTGAGGCGGAAACTGCTCAATTCCTATGGTGGGCCAAGGCTTGCGACCAGCGAACGGGCGATCAGGCGGGACATGGCGCGGTATCTGTTGGACATTGCGGCACCGGCGGGCGTGGCCTGAAGGCCATAAAACAATAGGGCTGAAATGGGCAAGCGGACGGGAAAACCCCGAGGCCGCCCGAAAGGCGTTCCAAACAAGATCACGACCGAGCTTAAGGAAATGATCCTGGAGGCCGCACACCAGGCGGGCGGGGCAGACGGCACGGTTGGTTATCTAAAAACACAGGCGGGAGCCAATCCCACAGCGTTCATGTCGCTGTTGGGCCGCGTGCTGCCGTTGCAGGTCGGCGGCGACAAGGACAACCCGCTGACCGTGCGAAACATCATAGAACAGCACATTGTCGATCCTAAGAGTTGACGTTCCGCGCGCATTCAAACCGCTGCTGGTTCCGAAACGATACAAGGGCGCGTATGGCGGGCGCGGCTCTGGCAAGAGCCACTTCTTTGCCACGCAAATGGTTGTGCGGTGCTACCGGCAGTTAACTCGCGCGGTCGGCATCCGCGAAATTCAGTTGAGCATTCGGGACAGCGTTCGCCAGCTTTTAGCGGACAAGATAGCGGCGCTGGACCTCGGGCGGCACTTCACGGTGCTGGATACCGAGATACGCTGCGACAACGGCTCGCATATCGTGTTTCGAGGGATGCAGAGCTACAACGCTGAGACGATCAAGTCTCTGGAGGGCTATGACTTGGCGTGGGTTGAGGAAGCCCAGACGCTTAGCCAGAAGTCGCTAGACCTGTTGCGCCCGACGCTCCGCAAGGAAGGGTCGGAAATGTGGTTCGGCTGGAACCCAAGGTTCCGCACCGACCCGGTTGACGTGTTCTTCCGCAAGTTTCCATCTGCTGAGAAGATCAGCGTCGAGGCGAACTGGCGCGACAATCCGTGGTTCCCGGAAGTTCTTCGCAAGGACATGGAGAACGACAAGGCGGATGATCCTGAGCGCGCCGAGCATGTCTGGGAGGGTGGTTATGAGATCGGCCACGGCGCGATCCTCGCCCGCGAGATTGAGCGCGCTGAGAGGGCTGGCCGCGTCAATGACGAGGTGGCTTATGACCCCAAGGGGCCGCCCGTTGAAATCTCGTGCGACATTGGACTGCGCGACACATCGACGTGGTGGTACTGGCAACGCCGCGTCGGCGGCGCGGCCATCATCGACTATGACCGCGATTCCGGCCTACAGGCCGAGGACTGGATTAATCGCATTCAGAAGCGATTGACCGACAATGGTTACAAGTTGGGGCGCGTATGGCTGCCCCACGACGCCCGCAACAAGACGTTCTCTGCGAAGTACACTGCTGTTGAACAATTCCTGCGGGCCTTCGGAATGGGCAAGGTCGGCATCGTTCCGATCAGCACCAAGCCCGACCGCATCAACGCGGCGCGCACGTTCGTTAAACGGTGCGAGTTTAACAAGACCAGGTGCGAGGCCGGTTTGGATGGGCTTCGCGCGTGGGAATTTGAGTGGGACGAGGAGAACAGGATTTTCTCCCGTGAACCGCTTCACAACTGGGCGAGCCATGACGGCGACGGCTTCTCATACGGTTGTCAGGTGATGACCGGACACATGCCGCCCGAAGATGAAAAACCCGAGCCGCCATTGCGGGGTGCCGAGAACATGACCGTGGACGAGCTTATCCGCATGACGGGGCCGGTGAGGATTAGGGTTTGATGGAATACGGCCCATCGACCGAACCCGAAGGCAAGAACGACAAAACCGAGAAGAAACAGAGCGGACGGCTGCGTAAGTACTGGCGGGAGATCGAGGCGTATCACAAGGCTGCCCAGGACTGGCACGAGCAGTCCGATAAGATCGTCAAGCTCTACCTAGACCAGCACCGCACGCACGCCAGCTCTAGGCGCTTCGCCCTCCTGTGGTCGAACATCGAAACGCTGAAGCCCGCCGTTTACGCAAAGACGCCGAACGTCCTGTGTTCTCGCCGGCACAAAGACCCCGACCCGGTTGGCAGGACGGCAGCGGAGATATTGGAGCGCGCGACCAACACGGCATTGGACCTGGGGCGGGCTGACGAGCGGTTCCGCATGGTGCGGGATGACCGGCTGCTGGCTGCCCGTGGTCAGGCGTGGGTGCGCTACGAGGCCGAACTAACCGGCGACAAAATCCAGTCCGAGAAAGCCTTGGTGGATTATATCCACTACAAGGACTTCGGGCACAACGTCGCGAACACATGGGCCGATGTCTGGCTGGTTTGGCGCAGGGTTTACAAGTCCCGTGCAGAGGCTAAGAAGCGGTTTCCGAAGTACGCCGAAAAGCTGAGTTATACGGCCAAGACCGCATCCGACGACGACAAGGAACTCGGTGAGCACAAGGCTTGCATATACGAGATTTGGGATAAGACGCTCAACAAGACGTGCTTTATCTCGAAGGACTGCCCGGAGGTTCTTGAGGACGGCCCACCGCCGATTTCGTTCCGCGATTTCTTCCCATGCCCCGAGCCTTGCTACGGATCGAAGACCAGCAAGAGTTTGTTCCCCACTCCCGATTATCGTTACTACCAAGACCAGGCGCAGGAGATCGACGATCTAACCGAGAAGATCGCGAACCTGACGGATTACCTGATGATGCGGGCGTTCGTCCCGGCGGGACCGTCCGGTGATGGCGCGGATTCTGTCCGCATCATGATCCAGAACCTTCAAAGCGACATCACGTCGAACAAATCCATCTTCGTCCCTGTCGAGTCGTGGGCGGGCTTTGCCGAGAAGGGTGGGGCCAAGGGCCTGATGGATTGGCTGCCCGTCGATATGGTCATTCAGGCGTTGCAGGGGGCTATTGAGGCGCGCAACCAGCTTGTGCAAGACGTTTACCAGATCACCGGCATTGCTGACATTCTGCGGGGGCAGACCGATCCCGACGAGACGCTTGGCGCGCAGCAGTTGAAAGCGCAGACCGGCGCTCGGCGTGTCAAGAACAGCAAGGACGATGTGGCGCGGTTCTGCCGGGACATCGGCCAGCTTGTTGCCGAGGTCATTGCCGAGCAATTCCAGCCGCAGACCATCGCGGACATGTCTGGTTATGCCTATGTGCCGGCGCCTCCGGTTCAACCCATGATGCCGCAGCAGCCGGGTATGCCCGACCAGCAGCCGATGCAGCAGCCCGTGCAGCCGCCTAGCGGCAAATCGTTTGACGACAAGGTTCTGCAGTTGCTCCGTGACGACCGGATGCGCGGCTTCCTGATCGACATCGAGACGGACAGCACGATACAGCCGGATGAGGATGCGGAGAAACAGCGCCGAACCGAGTTCATCACGGCGACGGGCGGGTTCTTGCAGCAGGCGTCGGAAATGATGGCGGGTGCGCCTGCCTTGGCCCCGATGGTGAGCGAAATGCTCCTGTTCGGTGTTCGCGGCTTCCGTGTCGGTCGGCAGATGGAAGACGTGATAGAATCCACGCTCAAGAACGTCGCTCAGGAACTACAGCAGCGCCAGCAGCAGCCGGACCCGAAGGTCCAGGCCGAGCAGATGAAGGCGCAGGCGCTACAGGCCAAGACGCAGGCGGATATGCAGGCGGCGCAGGAAAAGCATCAGTTGGAGTTGCAGAAGATACAAGTTCAGGCGCAGGCCGACATGCAGATGATGCAGGCGGAAATTCAGGCGCTTTACGAAAAACTCGGCATCGAGCGCGAACAGATGCAACTTGAGGCGCAGGCTGACCGGCAAAGGCTGGCGATGCAGGCAGCGTCTGACCAGCAGAAGATGGCCGTGCAGCAGCAGACCCACGAAATGCAGTTGGACGCCGCGCAGCAGCAGCACGCATTGGGCCAAGAGGCGGCAGAGCATAAGCACGCCATCGGCATCGACATGCTGAAACAGAAGGCCAAGAGCGCAACGAGTGCCACGGCTTAGCGTTGTCCGGTACGAACGAACAACCGATAAGCCCGGCGTGTTCCGTGGCGGGATCGGATGCGAGGAGATGCGGGCCGGTGATGTCACGTACATCGTCGTCAATGATGACACGGGCCTGGCGTTCAAGCATTGCACGCGCGAGCCGAATGGCGTTTGGGTCGATGACCAGACGGTCGAGAATTGGGTTGAGCCGGAACAGACCGCCGTTCCCTATGACTGGTTCGAGAATATGCAATGACTGACTACGGCCCGCCCTACGTTTACCGAGACGGCCAGATTGTTTCCAAGTGCGTAGCAGGCCCACGTCATGCCTCGTCCAAGGCTCCGAACGTCATATCCGACACGATGGAGCCGCTTCGCCACATGGGTACGGGGCGCATCCTCGATAGCAAGTCTGCGTTTCGTCAGGACACCATCGCCAGCGGCTGCGTCGAGGTCGGCACCGACCCCGCCGCGTCACGACCGCCGCCCAAGGTTCAACCCCGTGGCATTCACGAGGACGTAAAGCGCGCTCTTGCTGAGCTGCGTTCCCGATAAACCAAGGATGATTTATGCCTGTCGAGCAAGCTGAAAAGCCCGAGATTGACGACGCATACGCGGACGCCCGCGCTGCACTTGAGGAATTGAAGAACGGCCCCGCAGATGTCGAGGAGACGGTAGAGGCCGCGACTGATGAGCCGGTAGAAACCGCGCAGGAAACCGCCGAGCGCGTCCGTGACGAGAGGGGACGGTTCGCTCCCAAGGAAGCCAAGGCAGACGAGCCCGCCAAGGTCGAGGCCAAGGCAGAACCGGAGGCGATTGAGCGGCCCGCTGATCCGAAGCTAGAGGCTCCGGTTCAGCAGACCGCTCAGGTTAGTGCGCCGCCTCCGGGCTTCTCGGTAAAGACTAAGGCGGAATGGGACAAACTCCCCGAGTACGTCCGCGCCGACATCGTGAAGCGCGAACAGGAAGTCTCGGACGGCTTCAAACAATACTCAGGCATGAAAGAGATCATGCCTTATGTCGAGATGGCGCAGCGTGGCGGCACCACGCTCAAGGCGGCCCTCGACAACTACACCGGCCTGGAAAATCTACTCAGGCAGGATGTGGTCAAGGGTGTTTCACAGATCGCCGCCAACATGGGGACGCACCCCGTGGAATTGGCGCAACGCATTTTCCAGGCATACGGCCAGCAACCCTTTCAACAGGTGCAGGCCGATCCGTCGAACCCTCAACCGTTCGACCCCTCAGTGCTGCAACAGCATCTAAACCCGCTTTTGCAGAAAGTATCCACTTTAGAGCATCACATCACGCAACAGCAGCAAGCCGAGCAAGCGCGCCAGCAAAGCGTCATTTACACCGCTATGGAGCGTTTCAAGTCAGACCCCGCGCATCGCTATTTCGAGAACGTTCGACCGTTGATGGCTCAACTATTCAACGGGGGCGTAGTCCAGGAAACCGGCGACACACTCGCGGATATGAAAACGGCTTACGAGATGGCCTGCAATCTTGACCCCGACATTCGCGAACTCTCGTTCAAGGAGCGGATCGCGAAGGACGAGGCAGACCGCAAGCAGCGTGAAAAAGATGCAGCGGACAAGGCGCGTCAAGCGTCACGGTCCATCACCGGGTCGCCATCGGCTGCCGTGCGGGAAACCGCCGACACCAAAAGCGGCTCTCCCTTTGATGATGCGCGGCGAGCCTATCAGGAAGTAGGCGCTCGCGTTTGAAGTAAGGAGCGGCACTAATGCCCGCGAATCCTAACTTCGATGACATTGTAACGACCACGCTCCGCAATCGTAGCGGCAAGCTGGCGGACAATGCCACCGAAACAACTGTCTTGCTCGACCGGCTTCGCCGGCGCGGCAAGGTTAAGCCTGCCGGCGGTGGTCGCACCATCGTCCAGGAACTTGAGACTGCACTGAACCCGAACGGTGCGTGGTACGCAGGCTTCGACACCCTGAACACCAACACGTTCGAGCCGTTCAGCGCCGCCGAATACGACTGGAAGCAGGCTTATGTGCCTGTGGTCTGGTCGGGCCTCGAAAAGCTCAAGAACATGGGCGAGTTCGAGGTGATTGATCTGGTCGGCTCTCGCGTGCAGAACGCCGAGAAGTCGCTGTACGATCTGGTCGCTCAGGCGTCCTATTCGGCAGGCACCGGATCGGGCGGCAAGCAGATGCACGGCCTTGGGTTGTTCGTCGTGTCTGACCCGACGACCGGCACTGTCGGCGGCATCTCGCGTGCATCCAACACGTTCTGGCGCAACCAGGTCGTGTCGGTCACGATGTCGGCCACAACCATCAACATTGCGTCGGCCAGCCCGTCGCCGTTCCTGTCGGCGGTCAACCAGTTGGCGATTGCGTGTACGCGCGGCACCGACCACCCAGACCTTTGGGTTGCTGACGGCATCGCTTATCGCCTCTACCTTGAGAGCTTGCAGCCGATTCAGCGTATCACCTCCACGGAGATGGCGGGCTACGGCTTCACGGCACTCAAATACTTCGGCGTTGGTGGCAATGCGGACTTCGCTCTTGATAACGGGTACTGCCCCGCCAAGACGGTGTACGCGCTGAACACCAACTATTTGTACTTGCGGCCACACCCTGAGCGGAACTTCACGCCGATGGGTGGCGACCGCATCCCCGTCAACCAAGACGCAACCGTTCGTTTCCTGGGCTTTGCTGGCAATATGTGCGCCAGCAACTTGTTCCTCCAGGGAACGATCATCAGCCCGAACTAAGGGAGGACACCACTATGCAACTCGTTGGTGGACAGCCCGGTCGTATTTATTCAGGCGACGAAGTGGCTGCGGGTAAAGTGTCTCCGGGTCAGCGCCTCTCGGTGCGTGATCCGAACAGCGGTGGCGATAAGGAGTATGTGCTTTGTTGCGTTGCGGCGGCACAGAACCTTACGCTCGGCACGGTCGTGACGATTGACGGTAGCTTCGTTGTTACCGTTGCTGCTGTCGCGACCGCCAACACGGCGCATAATCAGTTGGGCGTGGTTGTCACCCCGACTACGAGCGGTACGGCTTCGGCCAGCGCCTATATCTGGGTGCAGACCTTTGGTCGGACGCTTGTTCGCGCTTCGACCAGCGTGCTCCCTGCCGTTGGCCTCAAGATCGGCACTACTGCCGGTATTGTGACCGACACTGCGGCGGCCTCCGCCTCGGCGGCAATCAACGGTATCGTTCTGACGGCAACGTCGAACACGTCGGACTCGCTCACTGCGGCGATCCTGACGTATCCGAGTTACGGCACCACGTTCGCCGTCTAACGCTCAAACGCAACGAACTGGGAACGGGGGGCTTCGGCTCCCCGTTTTCTTTTGGGGGACTTTTGACAGTTAAACACATGCAAGTCTTCATCGGGTTCGACCCGAGGGAGGCTGCGGCCTTTGCTGTGGCCCGCGCCAGCATCCGCAAATTCGATAGCCACATTCCTATTCATGGTTTGGTGCTTTCCGATTTGCAGGCCAGGGGCCTCTACTATCGAAAGACCGAGCGCCGCCTTGGCAAGTTGTGGGACGTGATTTCTGCGGCCCCGATGTCCACGGAGTTCGCAATTTCACGCTTCCTCGTCCCGTCCATCGTCAAGAAATGGAACCAAGGCTTTCACAGCATCGATGGCTGGGCTCTGTTCATGGACTGCGACATGCTGGTTCGCACGAACCTGAATGTGTTGCAGCAGCAGTTGGACGACACGAAGGCTGTGATGTGCGTCAAGCATAATCACCAGCCGAAAGACGGCACCAAGATGGACGGCCAGGTACAGACCGCCTATCCGCGCAAGAACTGGTCGAGCGTTCTGGCTTTCAACGTGGACCACCCGTCGAACAAGGCGCTCGACGTTGAGATGGTCAACACGCTGCCGGGGCGGGATCTGCACCGGCTCTGCTGGTTGGAGGACGACGAGATCGGAGAACTCGACCAGTCCTGGAATTGGCTGGTGGGGCACAGCGACCCGGAGATCGAACCGGACATCGTTCATTTTACCGATGGCATTCCGACATTCGAGGGCTACCGGAATGTGGCTTTCGCGGACGAGTGGATGCGGGAGCTTGAACGATGGGCAGTATAGCCGTCGTCACATCGTTCTCGCCCGATGGCTATGAGTTGTACGGGCGGCGGATGCTTGAGACGTTCAAGAGGCACTGGCCGAACGATGTCAAACTGTACGTCTATTATGAGGGTGAGAAGCCTGCGGACGCGATAGAGCGCGCCGAGTGGATTCCGCTCGACAAGGACGAGGACCGCGCCGCCTTCATGGCCGCGCACAAGGACCATCCGACCGACTACAATCTCCAGCCCGTCAAGTTCTCTCATAAGGTATTCGCTGTCACGGCGGCCCCGAGAGACACCGATTGGCTGATCTGGCTGGACGGCGATGTTGAGACGATTGCCCCGGTCACGCATGAATTTCTAAAGTCGATGTACCCGGACGACATCGTTGCGGCCTACATGGGACGGCAATGGTGGAACCACACCGAGGCGGGGTTTGTAGCCTATCGGCTGGACGATGACGGCAAGCGGTTTCTGGACGATCTGCGGTTGATGTACACGACCGGACAGATTGTCGAGGTCGAGTCCTATAGAGGAAAGAAACAGCAGCACGATTGCGCGGCGTTCGATCTTCTCAGAGAGGCTTACGAGAAGGAAGGCCACGCTTTCCACGATCTAGGTGAGGCCCACAAGGGGCCTGACCTTGACGTTATGGCGCACACGCCCCTTGCGCGCGTCATGTACCACTATAAGGGCAACCGCAAGCGGGCACCACTCGCCCCGTCACGATACGACCAACTGATAAAGCTGATTGATCTTTGCAAGCCGAGGACCATCGTTGAAGTCGGCGTTCACCGTGGCAACCGTGCCGAGCGGATGTGTCGCGCCGCGCTCGAGCATAACGTCTCCGTCCACTATGTCGGATACGACCTGTTCGATGATGCGAGCGACGACAGCAACGAGGCGGAAAAGAACGGTAAGGGCGCGCCCGATCTGGTCGGGGCGCAGCAAAAGCTAGACAGGCTGAAACAGGATTACCCCGGCTTCACCTGGGAGTTGGTCCAAGGCAACACCCGAAAGACCCTGCACGGCAAGCAGATCACCGCAGACTTCGCGTTTATCGACGGCGGTCATTCGGTCGAGACGATCCGGGGCGACTACGAGGCGTTGCAGAGTTCAAGGCTGATCGCCTTTGATGACTATTACACCAGCGGCCCGGATGGCAGGGGCATTGATACAAAGCAATTCGGCTGCAACGAGGTCATCAAGGGGCGGACGTACACGGTCCTTCCCTGTGCGGATTGGGTTATGGGTGGTGGGCGAACCCGTATCGCTGTTGTCGGTGACTACCCGCATAAAAAGTACGTCAAGCCAGACCATGCCAAGCGCCGCAAACTGACGAAGGACTGGGAGGCGCTTTTTGACGAGCAGCGCAAGTTGCTCGCCAAGTACGGCGACCCCACGGTATCGGCGCAGACGTTCGCCATGTGGGAGAACGACAAGGACGACAAGCCCGCCGACGTGCTGTTCGCGGTCAACATCCTTGAGCACCTGATGGACTACGAGTCTGCGCTGGCAAACATCCGTTCGCTGGCGAGAAAGGGTGCCCTGTTCGTCATCAAGCCGGATTTGATGGCTGATGCCGAGATGTGGAAACACATTATCAGCAAGTATTTCAGGATCACGGACGCGCTGGAAAATCAGGGCAATCTCGTCATATCCGCCGATTGCAACGTCCTTGTGCCGGGTGTCAAAACAATCCCGTCCAGCACCGATACGAAGCGGTGGGACCAAATCAAGGCGAGCACGGCGAAGTTCAAGACGTTTGTTGAACTGAAGCCTAAGCACGAGCGCACAGCCATTATTGCCTGCTACGGCCCGTCTCTCAAAGACTACATCGAGAAGCTGAAAGAGGAAGCCCAAGACCCGAATACAGATGTCGTGTCGGTTTCTGGGTCGCATGATTTCCTGATCGAACACGGCATCATCCCGAAATACCACGTTGAATGCGATCCACGCCCTCACAAGGCCGTCCAGGTTACGCCCCGCAAGGACGTTGAATATCTGCTGGCGGCGAGCTGTCACGGTGATCTGTTCGACAAGATGGACGGCATGGATGTGCGGCTGTGGCACGCCGAAGAACATATCCGGGTCCGCGACGAACTGAAGAACGATGCTCCGAACATTGCCGGCGGCGGCTCTGTCGGCCTTCGCGCCATCGGCGTTCTGTATTTCATGGGTTATCGCAACCTGACCATCTACGGGATGGATTGCTCGTTCGCGGATGACGGCAAGACCCAGCACGCAGGGAAGCACGCCGGAAAAATACAGACAACGTGTCTGACCAAGATCGAAGACCGGCACTTTGTAACGTCGCCGGTCCTTATGACCTACGCCGCGAACTTCTTTGACATGGTGAAGCAGCGCCCGGACGTGAAGTGGCGCATTTACGGCGACGGGCTTTTACAGAACTGGGTTCGTTACGCAACCAAACTAGCAGAGGCCGCATGACGTTTGATGACAACTGCCCGATGATGATGGAACGCGAGTTCGGCTTGCCCGAGAATGTCCCGCAGATCGCCGTGGGCTTCTGTCTGGTTCCGACCCCTGACAAGAAGAAATCGGCTGTAGCCGGTTATCCGGTGTTCAATGAGCGTGAGTACATCAAGCTTGTTGTGCCAGGTGACAAGAACTCCGAGTATTTCCAGCCATCAACGGACGCTGATCGCCGGAAATTCCCCAACGCCTATCAGGCATTCAAGAACCGGGAATCCAAGCCGGTTGTCGAAGGAATGCCCATCGAGCAATGGCCGCAAGTGACGCGCGCAATGGCGATGACGCTCAAGGCGGCGAGCATCCACACCGTTGAAGCTCTTGCGTCGGTCCATGATGGGCATATCGGCAAGATCGGCAACAACGGCCACGAATTGCGCGCCAAAGCAAAGGCGTTCCTCGATACGGCTAAGGACGCCGCTGCGTCTCAGCAGTTGGCCGCTGAAAACCAGAAACTCAAAGACCAGATGGCCGCCATGCAGGAGCAGATCAACGTTCTTGCGAAGGCCGCCGAGAAGAAAAAGAAAGCCGCCTAAATGAGCCTGCTCACGATTTGTCAGGGTGCAGCATCGGCGCTGAGTTTGCCTGCTGTGAACGCCATCGTTGGCGACACAAGCGCGAACTCTGCTTTGCTGTTGACGCTTGCCAAGCGTGAGGGCCGGGAGTTGATGCGCCGTCACGACTGGCAGGGGCTTAGCTTTCAATACGAGTTCGACAGCGTTGCTGACAACCCGCAAACGCTGGGA